CCTGCTGCTGCACGTCTTCAACACGGCGACCAACGCCTGGGAGCCTGCGACCAACGACCTGATCAACAGCGTGAAGGCTGTGGGGTACCAGGTGGGCCGGAGCGCGACCTTCACAAGGCCTGCGGACACGACCGCCTATGCGGCGCAGGACGTGGTGAGCAATAGCACGAGCTCCCCGGCGGTGCTGACCTTCGCCGACTGCGGACGGGTGAACGGCGGCAGCGGTGTGATCCTGTCGGCGCGGCACATGAAGCAAGGTGCGACGGCGACACCGAACTACCGCCTGCACCTGTACCGAGTGGCACCGACGGCGATCAACGACAACGCGCAGTTCGGGCTGCTGTTCGCCAACCAGGATCGGCGGATCGGCTTCATCGACTTCGTACACCAGACGGGCGGAACAGGATCGGACTGCAGCAGTGCGCTGACGCCGTTCGTCAACCTGCCGTTCGTGTGTGATGCGGCTTCGGACAACCTGTTCGGGATCCTGACGACGACGAGCGGCTACACGCCGGTGAGCGCGGAGCAGCACTTCATCGAGCTGAGCGTGGTGCAGAACTGATGCTGCTGCTACCGAACCGCCGAGGACTGTGGGGAGCGGACTGGTGCCGTGAGCCGCTGTGGCGTCGTGCTGGCGCGAAACCGAGCTGGCACATCGCCCCGGTGCGGACGAGCAATGTGCGGGATCTGGTGACGGGTGCCGACCTGGTGACGTTCACCAACAGCTCACCGGCCTGGGGGTTCAACAGCTCGGGCCTCCTGGTGCAGCCCTCGGCCAACGTGCCGTTCATCGAGTACGACCCGGCGACGCTGAGCCCGTGGGGCTGGCGGGTGTGGGATGGGGTGACGAATCTAAGAAGTTACAGCGAAGCAGTATTGGTCGCCAATGGCTATGGCGCTAACAATTCAACCCTGACGACTCAAAGCGTATCAACGCCGATTCAAGGAACATTAAGCGCCAGCTTTTTTGCGCTGAATAGTGGCGCAAACACCGGAAACAGCAGCGATGGAATGACTTATGGTTCTTCCCTGTTCTTGGCCAACTCAACCGCATACACGCAAAGTGGATTATTCAAGCTGAGCGGAACCAATACGATCAGGCTTCGGAGCAATGTCACCGGCCAGGTGTTTGACATTGTGCCTGCCAGTGGAGCCACGACGCCAAGCGGGACAATCACGGCCTGCACTGTCCAGGCCGCACCGAATGACTGGTATCGAGTGTCGTGGAGCTTCACCGCCACCACATCAGTGCCAGGCAATCGCGGCGACCACTGGACGATCAAGACGCCAGTGGCGGACGCCGCGACAGGCTTCTGGATCACTGGCACACAGATCAACACCGGCTCCCTTGCCCCCTACGTCCCCACCGGAGCCCTGACCGCCAGCAGCACGGCGGACGTGGCGTCGATCATTGGTGCGGCGTTTGCGGGGATCTGGAATCCGAACGAAGCGACATTGTTTGCCGATGTTGTAACTGCATCAACGAAGGCAAATCAAACTATTTCCATTAACGATGGAAGTCAAAACAATCGGCTAGAAATCAGACCAGTGGGCTCCAGCGCCGACGTGCTGAGAGGCGATGTCGTAGTTGCTGGTAGCACTCAGAGTCGGACAATCACGATCGGCAGTCAATCTCGACGCATCGCTGCGTTAGCAATGAAGGCAAATGAGTTCAGAATCCAGAGCGGCAGTATTGCATCAGACATACCAGGCAGCGTAATGCCAGTGGTAGATCGAATCTATCTAAACTACGCAACATTCGCCAATGCTGAATTGCAAGGCTACATCCGCGAGATGGGAGTCTTCAAGTCCCGCCGGCCCAACGCCAACCTCCAAGCGATGATGCAATGACCCATTACACCCTCCGATTCCCAGACGAGCAGGCCGCCAGGGATGCCGCCGATGGTCTCGGCCACCTGAGCGAGGATGGCGAAGTCGTGGGCCTCGCCTACAAGGCCGACCTGCACATCATCGGTGAAGTCACAGTGCCTGGCACCTCCGACGACGCCGGCAACGAGCTGACCCCGCCCGTCGTGCTGCCTGGGTTCTTCGTCAACCTGGGCATCCCGGGCCGCCTGCCGCCCGCCCTCGTGCCGTACCAAGTGCCGTACGGCTCCGCCGGCAACGTCTTCACCGGCACCGAGCACGAGGTGCAGCCGGGCACCTGGCCGCCGACCCCATGAGCCATCCCCGCAGCCTCATCCGCGCCGCCTTCGTCTCGCGCCTCGGTGCGAACCTCACCCCCGCGCCGGCACCGGCCGCCACCTACCGCACCATCGCCGGGCCTCGCGTCTTTGCCGGTCGCCTCATGCCGATCGAGGAGCCCGAGCTGCCCGCCATCGTCGTCCACACCCGCGCGCGAGAGGAGCTGCTCGACCGCAGCACCAACGGCTGGAACGGCTTCGAGCGTCGCCGCGGCATCGTCACCATCGTCTGCGTCGCCCAGTCCTTCGATGACGTCGAGACCGATCTCGACACCATGGCGGCACAGGTCGAAGCGGCCATCCAATCCTGGGTCATCCCTGGCTTCGAGTCGTCCGATCCGTTCTTCATCGACTCCGATGCCGAGGATCCCGACTTCGACGGCAGCCTCATCACCGGCGCGCGGAACCTCCGCTACGCCGTGAACTACATCATCCCCTTCCGCGACTGCAGCAACCCCTACGTCGACGCCGATGCCGCTGCTGGTGACGGCCCCCTGGAGCGGTCCGGGGCTTACCCTGGTGGCCAGGTCATGCCCGGCTGCCCCTCGACCAACACCGGCGAGGTGTGCCCCATCGGCACCGCCACGCTGACCTCCAACGGGGAACGGATCAACTGATGGCACGACGCAGCACCCGCAAGGCTCCGCAGCTCACGATCACGGTCGCGGATCTCGCGGCCTTCATGGGCACCGATCTTGACCAGACCGCCGCCGAGCGGGCCCTGGAGCGGGCCACCGCCGCCGCTGCCGCCGAGATCGGCGCACCGGTGCCCGAGCATCCGTCGCACAACCTCCGCCAGGGGATCCTGCTGCTGGCCTCCCAGCTGGTCATGGCCGGCGATGACGCCGACGACCTGCCGATCCCCCTGACCGTCCGGTTCTACTGGAGGCTCCATGCTTCAGCTGCAGCGTGACGACCAGACCACGTCTGGAGTCGGATCCCGCGAGGCCTCGGACCATGCCCGCCGCCTGTCCAATGCCGCCCGCTACGTCACCGTCAAGGAGGTGGACTACAAGGGCGACACCGCCGGCTTCCCTGCCGTTCGCGTCGAGCTCCACGACGGCCAGCTGCTGAGCGACTGGGTGCCGTGGTTCTCCCCCAGGGCCGGCAAGGATCGGGTGTGGGATCCGCCGGAGGAGGGTGAGGTGGGGATGCTGTTCAGCCCCTCCGGCAACCTCGGCGCTGGCGTCTTCATGCCGGGCCTGTTCAGCGACGGCAACGCCAACGGCGACAAGGCCGGCCTGCAGCGTCGCACCTACGACGACGGGACGGTGGTCGAATACGACCGGGAGGAGCACACCCTCACGATCGACGCGACGCAGAGCGAGGGGACGGTGAAGATCAAGGCCTCGAAGGTCATCGTCACGGCGACCGACGAGATCAAGGTCGAGCCGCTCGAGGAGGGTTCCAACGTCGCCACCAGGATCCGCGCCTCGGTGCCGGTGGAGCTCATCTCGCCGCAGCTGCGGCTCAACCCCCCGCAATGACCCGCGCCGTCATCCGCCTGGGGGACCCCGGCAGTCACGGCGGAACGGTGACCACCGGCAGCCCGGACACCACCGCCAACGGCATCCCCGTCGCCCGAGTCGGCGACACCTACAGCTGCCCGATCCACGGCAGCAACCCGATCGTGAGCGGCAGCAGCGACACGACCGCCAACGGCCAGCCGGTCGCCAGGGTGGGGGACGTCACAGCCTGCGGCGCTACCCTGACCTCGGGCAGTCCTGACGTGATGGTGAACTGATGGCCGGGATGAGCCGCACATCAGGGAAGGCGCTCGACGGGTTCGACCACCTGAAGCAGTCGATCGCCGACATCCTGTCGACGCCGATCGGCACCAGGGTGCATCGGCGGGACTATGGCTCACGGCTGCCGGGCCTGATCGACCGGCCGATGAATCAATCCCTGGTCTCGGACATGGTGGCGGCCACTGCCGAGGCGCTGGATCGGTGGGAGCCGCGGCTGAAGGTGGAGCGGATCCAGATCAACAGCGTCACCGCTGATGGCCAGATCGACCTCAGCCTGTCCGGCTACTATCTGGTCAACGGCCAGCAGGTCACGTTCGAGGGGCTGGTGCTCTGATGGCCATCGACTTCGCCACCATCCCGCTGCCGGAGATCATCGAGGAGCTCGACTACGAGTCGATCCTCGCCGAGATGCTGGCGGACCTGACGGCACGCGATCCGAGCTACACCGAGATCCTCGAGTCGGACCCTGGGGTGAAGATCCTGGAGGTCGCGGCCGCGCGGGAGCTGATCCTGCGGCAGCGGATCAACGATGCCCTGAAGGCCACCCTGCTGCGGTATGCGATCGGCGGCGACCTCGACAACCTGGCGGCGTTCTATGGCGTGACCCGCCTCACCGGCGAGGGTGACAGCCAGCTGAAGGTGCGAACGATCGAGCGGATCATGGGCAGCAGCAGCGCCGGCGGCGCGAGCTGGTACCGCTACCACGCACTGAGCGCGAGCACGCTGGTGCGTGACGTGGCGGTGAGCAGCCCGGAGCCGGGGCAGGTGCTGATCAACGTGCTCAGCACCGAGGGCAACGGGACCGCCAGCAGCAGCCTGCTGTCGACCGTCAGCGCGGTGGTGCAGAGCAGCAGCGTGCGCGTCATCACCGACACGGTGACGGTGGCGACCGCGGCGATCGTGACGGTGCCGGTGACGGCGCAGATCTACCTGTTCCCCGACACGCCGATCACGGTGTTCGACAATCTCCAGGCCACCCTGCAGGCGGCCTTCGCCGCACAGTCTGGCCTCGGGTGGGACGTCACCCCCAGCTGGCTCATCGCCCAGCTGCACCAGTCCGGCGTGCAGCGCGTGGTGCTCCAGGCCCCGACCAACGTGGTGGTCTGCGGGTCCAGTCAGGCCCCAGCGCTGGGAGCGATCAACTTGACGATGGCCGGGCGTGATCGATGATGTTCAGCCGGTACGACCTGCTGCCACCGAATGCGACGCGGCTGGAGCGTGATTTCAGCCAGGTCATCTCATCGTTCGAGCGCATCCGACGTCAAGGGGACTCGCTGTTTGGCGAGGCCCTGTTCTTCCCCGGCCGCCGCACGGTTCTGCGCTACCAGCCACAGCGCACGACGATCGATCCGGTCAGCACGATCCGCACCGCGAAGCGGATCAACATCCCCTCGAGTGTGGTGCCATGGCTGATCTGGGAGTACGGGCTGGGTGAGATCCTGCCGTACCTGCCGGACATGCGGCAGGCGCTGGCCCAGGGGATTGCATGGCAGCGGATCCGCGGCACCCCTCAGTCGATCACCCTGGCCCTCTCCTGGATCGGCATCACCGGTGTGGTGGAGGAGAGCGAGGCGAACACGTATCGGTGGGCGGAGTACCAGCTGGGGCTGTCCGCACCGACGCAGGGCGACGCCATCATCGACCAGATCGCTGGCGTGACGCGGATCAGCAATCCGGTCCGCAGCCGTCTGCAGCGGATCTATGCGGTCTACGACCTGCGGCGTGCGGTCTACGACCAGTGCAGCTGGAGTGACGGCACCATCTACTCCGACCACTCTGGAGTGCGGCCGCGGCCGGACTGGCCACAGATTTCCTACGGCCAATTCACCCGTCATCTGGTCGAAGAGGGTACTCAGTCCTACCAGAGTCTCACCGACGTCTACCCGCTGCTGGTTGAGTACCAGGGGCGGTTCAGGTACGACGAGGACACGTGGAGCGAAGGGTGGCACGATCCAAACCTGCCGGGGACGATCACCGAAACGATCGGGCAGAGCAGCGGCTACATCGGACAGTCGTGGGCAGCCTTCGCGTGGCGCGACGTGTCGTGGGCCGACGCCGGGCCCATCGTTCACGATGCCAACTGGGAGACAGTGCCGAGCACGACAGCGACGTGGATCCCCGGCCTGGGTGCGGTCGGCGTGCAATCTGACTCTGCAGACCTTGGGTAGGATGGAGCCATGACAGCAGTCCTGACCACCAGCGGCCGGATCGCCATCGCCACGGCGATCAAGGCTCGCACCGCCCACATGGCCTGGGGCACTGGCGACGCCGCATGGGGGACCACCCCGCCGGATCCTCCGGCCACCGCCACTGCTCTCGTCGCTGAAGTCGGCCGCCGCCAGGCGCAGCAGGTCCGGTTCTGCACCCCCGACGTCAACGGCGCGATCTACGTTCCCGAGGGGCGGTTCAGCATCACCGACACCCCCACTCGCTACCTGGTCTTTCAGTTCAACTTCGAGTTCAACGAAGCGCCGACGGCGGTGATCCGCGAGCAGGCGATCTTCCTCGACACCGTCGCCACTGCCGGCACCCCATCCGGTCAGTTCTACCTGGCCCCCTCTGAGGTGGCCAACCCAGGTACGCTACTGGTGATCCAGCGTCCGTCGCCGATCCAGCGGGCAGCGACGACCCGGCAGTTCTTCGAGAACGTGGTGGTGTTCTGATGACTCTCCAGGGCTACTACAACCGGTTCGACGCCGACAAGCGCTTCGACGCTCACCTGATCCGTGCCGGCAAGGGCGTCCAGTCGGCGGAGATCAACGAGATCCAGAGCTGCTTCAGCGACCGCCTGCAGCGGATCGCCGATGCCGTCTTCCGTGATGGCGCTGTCATCTCCGGTGCGCTGCCCGTCATCAACCAGACCACCGGCAGCACGGTCTGCCCGGCGAGCAGGATCTACATCCGCGGCGCGATGCGATCGGTCCCTGAGCGGACGATCACCATCCCCCTCGTCGGCCTCGTGCGGATCGGCGTCTTCCTGCTGGACGAGGAGATCACCGAGGTCGAGGACGCGACGCTGCGCGACCCGGCGATCAACACCCGGAACTACAACGAGCCCGGTGCTGGCCGTCTCCGCGTCACCCCAACCTGGGGCCGC